TAACCATAAACCTGGACCTGCATTCGCTGTTGATCGCTTGGGAAATAGCGCAGCGACTTTGTTTTGGTTGTTTTCCAATCCACAACAAGGCCCAGGTCGCGGATAAATAAATCAACATGACCCTTCAATCCTTCGTGCGCAACTTCCAATTCAATTAGAAAGTTATCGCCAAAAGGGTCCTCACGCCTGATTGATTTCTCAATCCCTGAGTGAATGAAAGTCCCAAGAATTGCAGCCAAATGTTCGGTGTCTAAGTTTGTTTTGGGTGTTTGCACCAGGTCGTGCCAAACGCGGCGGCGGCAACCCAGGATTGATGATGGGCCAACCTCGACCTGTTGAGAACGATCACGCTGCCCGTCATAAGCCAGGAGTGATTTGGTGAGCATTTCTCCAATGTTTATCATTTAATGGATGCTCTCTTCTTTGCCTTTGCTTTGGTCTTTTTGACTTTAACTGTTTTTATTTCAGTTGCTGCCGCAATGACTTCAGGCTCTGTTGCTTCAATTTCAATTGGCGCAATTACAGCCGTTTGCGCAGCCTGAGCCAATTCAACATCCCTTTGATATTGAAACTGGGCATCTTTATAACGCTGAGCCAAATCACTCAAAGATAAAGGCGAGACGGTTGTCACACCAGTTGTCGCGTTTACTTCTACCTTTGTGCAAGTTCCCAAAACACAAGGGTCGGCTAGAGGAGCCTGGGGCTTTGACGCAATCTTTGCTAATTGCTCAGTTACCGCTTCCAATGATCCGCTAAAACCTACAGATTGATTAGTCGTTTGAATTGAAACCGTGTGGGTTGGCGCAATCGGTTCAGGTTGTCGAGGCGTTGGATCAGGCAACTTAACGCAAGAATAAGTAATCACTTTTGTTGTTGCATTTATTTCTACCGCACTTCCATAACCCGCGCCGCAATCTGCGTTTGCTTGAGCCATAGGAGTAACAACGGACAAGATCATTCCTGTTATTAATAATTTAACCTTCATTTATTTCGCCCTCTTCCTCTTGAACTTGCTTCATTAATGCTTCCATAGCCGCCATAACTTCGGCTGGTGATTTATAGATGTGGCTGTGTTCAGCAATTCGTTCTGCCATAGCCCAATCTGCTGGATCAATCGCCATCAATTCAACTCCATACTGTTGCGAACTGATGCGCTCATTGAGCGTGCAATCTCCACCTGGGTTTTCAATCGCTGCACATTTGCACGCGCTGCTTTTACCTGGGCTTCGAGGGTTGCCATCTTAAAATGCTGGTCGGCATTTTCAATAATTGCCATGTCCTCGCGCTCGCCAACCGTGTAGTTCTTACCAGTTGGCGATGATTTACTGGCCAAAGAAATGCGTGTGCGGGCCATAGCAATTTCATATTCAGCAGTTGTTTGATGAAATTCTCGCTCGGTGTTAACCAAACTTTCATGACCTTCATCTACTTCTTTTGATAAAGCGTAAAGGCGAGCCTCAATCTGTTGCGGTGTTACCACTTGCGTCATCATTGGCTTCCTCCTTTACCAGTTTTAACCCCGCGTTCTTTTGGCGCTCTTCAAGTTCGATCACTTTCTTGGCATCGCTGGTCAAATTAAAAGGATCGGGAACTAACTGGAAGCCAGCCTTATCCATAGCCTCAGCCAACTCTTCGGCAAAAATGTCTTTTAATTCGGCAGCCACAGCCCGAATGCCTAACTTGTTCATGTGAACCGAGACTACAAAGCCCGCGCTCGGTTCAAACTTCTTTGTTTTATCGCTCACAACGAACCTCCACAATGCTTACAAGTTTTGATTTTTCGGATAGAAGTCTTTCGACCATTGACAGAATTTAGCCCAATATAAACAGCGCATTTACCACGCCGCTCCACCAGGCGTTCGATAAGCCCTTCCTTATGAAGGACTGAAAGAACACCCGAGGCTTGGCCGTGATGCCAGCCTGTCTCTTCGGCTAGTTCTTTCCAGGTCATTCCATAAGTTTTGGAAGCGGCAATTATGAGCAGCGTTAAATTTTGACGGCCCTTTGTGGTTCCGTCTTTGTCCTCTTGCATGGCGCGTTCTTTGCTGGTGGTAGTTCCTGACCAACCTGATGATCCAGCGTATGGAGTCAGCGGCAGTTCTAATGCTTCGGCCATCATTATTCGGCGCTCAGTTCAGCCACGCGGTTATTAATTACATCTTTCAGCGTTGTTCCATTCACTGGGGCATCCAGGATTGCTGCGCTGCTTGTCCAAAGATCGCGCAACTTTTCTTTATCCGTCATCGCCGCAACTGTTTGGATTGCCGCCTCAGCAAGTTTTATTTCATCGGCCGTAAAAGTTGCCTTTTTGGTTGGTGCTTTGCGCGGTTCTGTTTTATAGCGCTCAACCTTTTGCATCTCCTCTTGGGATGGGCGCTTGCCAACTGGTGCTTCTAAACAAAGAACCGAATTACTTACGCTGCGCCCAATTGCCGAGGTCTCACAGTTCTCAAGGGCTGAGGTTTTGTTTACAAAGCCCGCTCCAACTATCTCTTCAGCATAGCCAGTTGCAAATGGGATCTGATCCTTTGGGTCTAGATAGATTTCGGCCCGCACAATAAAGCGGCGTTCATCCTGGTGAACCAGGTGGGTAAGAACTCGGGCTGATGGGTACTTTGTATAAAGACGGATCAAACGCTGCTCAACCGTCTCGTAGTCTTCCAGGCTGTATTTCTCGGCCATGGAACCTTCCTTTCGTTTGGGGGCTTTCGCCCTGGTGACGATAGGTTCCCACAAAGATTACAGAATGGGAAGGACCCTCGGTCGGGCGCGGCGGATGCATTACAGGCGGGATTACAGGCATAATTTCGGCAAGGGGGTCACTATGGCTTATTCACAAATTTCCATCCGTTTGGGTGGCCTTGCCGTTGAGTTGGGAACCGAGGCCCAATATCCCGACATGGTTTCTGATTTAACCAATCGTTGCCTTTCCACCTTCAAAGAAGCGATGGATAAAGCAAAAGAAAACGACATCGATATTGCCGACATGCGCTTAATCACCAGCGATTACGGCGATGATTATGATGATGACTAATGTGTAAAGAATGTGGACAATGTTCTAAGGAACATTCTTACTCTATTGACGATGTTGTGGATGCGGCTGAAGCCTCAATCTAGCCAAACTTTGTAAGCAGCAGTAACCCGACCCTTTACTGGATCAATAAAGTGAAGGCGCTGCGATGGAGTTGCGCTGGCAGCCAACATAACACCCGCGTAACGATTGTCGGACTCTGTTGAACCTGTTTGATAAACCGCCCCTAGTCCGTTGGCCATAGACCATTCTGCGTGCGTGTGATAGTGGCCAATATAAACATCTCTAAATTCCCAAGGGTATGAACCCGAGCGCCATTTATTTGCGTGTTGAACGATAGCGCCAGGGGAAGCAAATCCGTTGCGGCCAACTTCATCTCCGTGAATTAAAAGCGCTCGGTAGTTGCCAATCTCAATGCGCTGAATGTCCTCGGGGCAATCTTGCCACACCAGGCGTTTTTCACCTTGCAGCAATTGATGGGCCAATTCATAACACATACGGTCAAAGTTATCTGAGCGTGGAACATTATCCCGCTTGCTTCCAATACGGCCGTGGTTACCCCATTCAGGAACAACAGTTACCTTTTCATAATGAGCCAAAGCAAAACGGACAACATCAACGCAAAGGCGTGAAACATTTACATATTGTTCAAACAAAGTGCTGTCGATTTCAAACGCCTGGCTTGGAAAGTTAAACAACCCTTCAACCATGTCGCCGCCAAAAGCGATGGTTACTTCTTTCACAGGGTGATCAGCGCGTTGAATGTCGGTAATTCTTACGGCTTTTTCTGCAAATTCCATCACGCGTCTGCGCATAATGTCGGAGTTATAACTAACGGTTCGTTTTGCGCCTTGCCAATCTGTCATGTGCCAAAGAGCAACTTCGCCTTTGGTCTTGCGCTTATCAATAGTGATGGCTGGAACTGGGGGTATTTTGCCAAAAGTAAGCATCGCATCGTAAGCGGCTTGCCTGGTGGCAAATACCAAATCCTCGTTGCGTTCTTTAGATTGTTTTAATTGTTTCTGTAATCGCAACATTGCCTGGCGTAATTCTTTAACATCGCTGGACTCTACGCCTTCAGGCATCTCATCAAATTGATCTTTAAGACTCATCTAAAGCGATCCGTTTCCCTAATTCCGAATAGCCTAATTTGTCCTGCCAAGAGTCCTCGTGTGTTGGGTTGTATGCACAGCGCACCGTTTTAAGCCAATCCATCATCAAAGCAATCTGATGAGGCGGAATATCATCGACTCCCAAAATGGCACCCCAACCACGGCCCACGGCGGTGAAGTTATCTATTGCATCGCCATACATTCTGCCGCGCTCTTTAATAAGAGCCTCTATTCTTTCGGACATCGACAAGTGCCGTTTCTGTGCAGCCGTATGGTGTCGGAACTGCATTTCATTCCTTCGGAACGCAGCGCTTGCACTATAAGGTTTGTTGGGTAGTTTTTGGCCCAGGCATCATCTAATGTTTTCTGATCTGCTTTAGAAAGACTTTCATACATTTGTTGATAGGCACAAATACCTGTTGTTCGGCGGATTGTTCGTTTAGACAAGATTTCAGTAAATTTATCATTAAGCGCCATGTTGCCTCCTATAGCCTCAAGGTTACATCAAGAGTTAGAAAAGAGAAAGCACCCGACAGGTTGGTGTCGGGTGCTTTTGTCCAGCAATTATTTCTTTTTCTTAGTGGACTTCTTTGCAAGCGCCTTGATTTCAACATCTACCGCGTCAGCAATGAAGCCAAAAGCAGGGTCTTTAGGATTGATTGCGCGGATTGCAGGGCCAGCAACTGCGGCTAATCCCGCAATGACGATGGCTTTAAGATCGCTTTCACCTGCGGAATAAACGGCAATAGCCGCAACTACAAAGGATCGTGCGTATGACTCAACTGCTGCTTTTAACTTTGCGTTCATTTGGTCTCCTTGAACTTTGGTTTACCGAAGCCTACAACTGCCACAGGCTGCGATTTAACTAGTTTGCTTCCGTTTTTTTTCTTGTAAGCGCGAACCTTTAGGCAGCACTCACCACCATTTCTTTGATTGCCTTTCTTGTCAGGGCTGGTGTTTCCCTCAACACAAGTGATGGTTCCGTTGCCATTGTCTTTTACAACAATGCCAACATGGGAGATGCGGTCAATTCCGTCTCCTGGAAAGTCAAAGAAAACAATGTCGCCAGGTAGCGGGGTCGCTTCCTCGGCGTTTTGCCATAGGCCTTTATCTAGAAAAGCCTTAGCCCCTGCTTGCGTTGACACGCAATTCGGGATCTTTAACGCCACTTGATTGGCGCACCACATTACAAACGATCCGCACCAAGGCAAGAAATTAGCCTTTGTGAAAGCGCCGTACTTGGTTTCGTTATCTTTAGGTCCTTCGATGGTTCCCACTTCTTTAAGTGCAACCGCTACAAACTCATCGCGTTGGCTCATCGATTTCACCCTCCTTTGGTTTTGGTTTAGATTTTAATCCATTAGCACTCAATATGCCTGAAAGCGTTCCTGTAAGAAACACGCAGAGTGTTGAAACAAGATCAATAAAGGCCGCGTCATTTGGAGCCTGTGCCATAGGTTGAGTCACAAACACCAGCGCATAAAGCATGGCAAAGACTGAACCTGCAAATACTAAGGCAAGTAAAATGCCAATAGTTACTATCAGTCGAGCGTGTAGTTCCTCGGGTGTGAGTCGTTTTCTAGCCATTGGTCTCCACATTTGGTAAAAGGTCTTTAGTGCATTGACCGATTGCTTCACATTGCGGTGGATTGCATTCTGCTTTGGTCCAGTTTTCATATTCTTGGCAAGGATACCTTGTCCATCCTTGATAACTGCACCCAGTCAGACTAAGCGCGATTAAGCAGCAAGCGATAAATCTCGTCAACTCGGTTCTCCAGGCGTTTGATTGTTTCGCCTTGTCTGTTTTGTTCATCTCGAAGGCTTGCGCCTCCATTGGGCTTTAACTCGGATAGATAGTGCTTGACTAAGAAGCGCACCGCAACTGCCAGCGATCCCAAAAGGGTGCTGACCGCAACTGCGATGCCGAGCCATTCGTTAGGTGTCATGTTGGAATTGTAACAATTATGCAATCAAAGCAACGCCGTTTATACCTATGACTGAAGTCGAGTCTAGGTTGGCTGGCTTGTTGTGTGTGACCGTATCTGAGCCGCCGTTAGAAGTTGGGTGCCATAGGTACATCTTGTTATCACCTTGGGCGATCACGCCAAAGATTGTGTAAGTTGTCCCACCATCTGTAATTGTTCCAGCCGCAACAACCTCGTGTGCGAAAGTTGGAAAGCCCGCTGGAAATTGGAGGTAAATTTGCCCAGTACCCCAAGATGAAACAGTTGTACCAACAATCTCCGCGTAGGCTGTAATCATTTTACCAATACGCTGTGTTTCAATTGTTAAAGGTTGACCTGTAAAAACAATATTGTTGTTGACGGTTTTCAACGTGGCGTTTGTTGTGGTTGTGATTGATGTGCTGAGATTATTGTCTGCTATTTCGATCCAGGCTGTGCCGTTCCAATATTTCAGGTATTCAGCCGTGTTGTCATAAATGATGTCTCCTACCCGTGGGTAGGTTGGCTCGCTTGGCACATCGGGAGCCGTAAAGCGTTGAGCATTTTCCAACTTTGTAATTCGATTGCTTAGGTCGTTAAAGAGCGACTGCATACTTGGCGGTTGATTAATGTATGGCATCAGACGATCTCCGACTCTGTTCCTGTTGTTAAGGACAGGGTAACCCGCTCAGGGCCATCCTCGCCAGGCTCCACGCTTGATCCAACTATGCGGTAAA